GCAAATTGATGGGTTTCATCGGTGATGATGATGCGAACCTGGCACACGCCTTGAATCATCGCACGGCCAACTTGCCCCGCACGGATCGGTTCAAGCAGGATGGCGTGTTTGTCCATGGCGACATGCGTATCAAGCTCAGGGAACACACCACTGAAAACGATCTGGTCAACAAAGCTGCCTTCCAGATCCATGATCGTCTGCGGTTCATGCACCGAGTCTTCGATGCCAAGGATGAAGTACCGCCAGCAGTCCATGGGCGAATCATTCTTCACCCAGATCACCCCGCCTTGCCCCCGGCCCCCGGAAGCACTGGCAGATTGCATGGATTGTTCGAGTTTTTGGCGTGGCTTGATGCGCTGCTGAAAATCCTGAGCCGCATCGATGAATGCGTTGTATGTGTTGGCCGGGATCACCAAGGGATCGCCGGTACTGACTTTTTTCAATGTCATGTTCAACCTCCATCAAGAACCGATGTCCAGCAAACCAAAGTCGGCATCTTCATAGACCTGTTCGACATAAGCTGCGACCGGGCGTTTGACCATGGCCATGGCATCCATGTCCTCGACGTCGGCGTATCGCACCCACAGGTATTCCCAACCTTTTTTGGCAATGCCACTGATGCTGCCGATGGTGATGCCGGTTTTGTTGGGCGATGCGGCGAAGCGATATGTGATCTCCCAGTCGCCAGTCGTCTCTGTGTCAGTCTCAGTACCGTGCAAGGTTCCTGATGCACCGAGGAATAAGCATTCACCTGCAGCCAACCCACGGAACGTTGCGTTGTTCACTTTGCCGGTGAGTTGAAAGAGCGTGCCTTTGTATTCGGGCGTGACTTGCTCAACGGTCAGGTAATGGGTTTCGCTGAAGTTGTAGATGGGCACGGTGATATCAACGCCCTGGACTTCGGCATTGCCATTGGTGTTGGACACGCCGATCGCACCATGAAAGTCAGGCGCAGATGGAATCGATGAATCCGCATACGAACCCACGGTGTTCAACGACTGGGTGATGTGCTGCGTCCCACCCATCGTGTCGAAGCTGTACGTGTACTCGCCACTTCCGGGGTCCGGATTTGAACTACCTCCACTCGAAGTTGACGCGGATTCAGCGTAGCGAACCGATGCATCCCAATACTCTTCGCTGATCGGTTCAATCTGCACGGACTGCATAGGCAGACCGTCATATGTTTCAGGAGCAAAGTTTTCGACAGCGGATTTGATCGCCAGATCGTCATCACTGCCACTGGCAATGTAAGTCAACGTCACTTGAGCATTGCTGCCTGTGGTGCTTTGGCGACTGTCATATTTTTCAGCAACGGTGATAGGCATACTTACTCCGGCATAGAGGATGATTAACTGAATGACAGGGACGATGAACCACCGCCACCGTTCTGCACTTCGTTGTAGAGCTTCTTGACGTAACGGGCGGTGTCTTCACTGGCGGCTGCGGTGCGCTGGGCGATGGACTGATTCGTCATGAGTCCCTGCAAGGCAGCGGAATTGAACGTGCCACGCGATTGTTGATTAGGACTCAGCGAGCCAATCTGCCCACCCAGTTCGGCAAGTTTTTTCTTGAGGGTGTCGATCAGGTTGTTGGGTGACGAAGGTTGATCACCAGACTGATTACCCTCTGCCGGTTTATTTTGAGCAGCCTGCTGCAAAAGCTGCTGATATTCAGCACGGGTCTTTTCCAGATCGTCCAACGCTGTGGCCATCTGTTTTTCGTACTGGGTCTGACGATTCTTATTGCCAACAGCCTGTTCCTGATCAATCAGATTCTGTTGTGTTTGGCGTTCGTGCTCGATGCGTGCAAGGTCTGAATCATATTGCTGTTTGTTCTCAGACAATGCTGCATCACGTTGCCTTGTGATGTTGGCTTTATCCGCGTTGGCATTGGTGCGGGCGATGTTGATCGCCATGTCGACGTTGTAGTCTTTGTCGAACAGGCCGATCAGATGGTGCATCCCTTCCTCAACTTTGAGTTGGGCCGAACGGAACGTTGACTGCAATCCCGCCGTCATCGTCGTCCATGCATCGGAGAGGAACGTTGTGGTTTGAACCCACAGGATGCGAAGGCCATGCCAGGCATCGACGAGGACCTTGGTCACCTTATAGAAGGCTTGGCTGGCGACATTGACGATGGTGTACTTGAAGCTGTACCAGAGAGATTCGATCTGGTAGATGCCACGTTGCCATTCGACTTTCAAGGCTTGCCAGAGAATCTTCGCAGCCAGACTCAGATCACCGGAAGCCAGCGCATCGCGGATGCCTTGCCAAGCCACCAGAGCGCGATCCTTCAGTTCGCTGAAGCGATCACTTAACCAATTGAGGGTCTTACTGGCAATGTCCGTCATGCTCAGAATGGCAATGCCAATCCCGGCCGCCGCGACGATCACCAATCCCATGGGTGAGATCAGTGCGCCCAGCACCGTGAGTAATGTCCCGATCACACCGACACTACCGGTGATGATGCCAGACAGTCCACCGAAGATGAACGCCACCGCCTGGGCCGCAACACCAGTCGTCATCAGGATCACACCGACAGCAGTGATGCCTGCAATCACCAGCGCGGCCGAACGCACCAGCGACTGGTTCTTACTGAGCAGATCAATCACCACGCTGGCATATTGCGAAACGATGGCCGCTGCCTTAGCCACGGGTTCACTTAACGCTTCACCCATAATGCCCAGCACGATGATGCCCGCCTGCTTGATGCGGTTAAAAGCATGAGTGATGGTTTTACTGAGTTTTGCATAAGCCTTGTCGGCCAGGCCCGCGCGGCTCTGCATCGCATCAAGGTCGGATTCAAAACCCTTGAGATTGTTCAGTGCCGGGACAATGCCGCGCAGGGCAGCGGAATCGGGGAACAGTTTGGCCAGAACATCGGGCGGGAGTTTGGCGAGTTTTTCCATGACACCGTGCAAGCCCTCGGTCTTGAGCGTCGTGGTGTTCATTTCAAAACCGAGCTCGTGTGCTAACTTGGTTGCTTCGGCGCTGGGCTTGAGGAAGCTGCGCAGGATGCCGTTGACCGAATCGATGGCCGTGGTGGTCCGCAGGCCGTTGCGCGTTAGCGTGGCGATCATCGCGCCCAGTTCGTCCAACGGCAGACCCGCACTGGCAGCTGTCGATGCGACCATGCCGATCTGCGGTGCCAGTTCGGCAAACGTCGTTTTGCCGCGTTGGACAATACCAAACAACCAGTCGGAGACATCGCCAGCGTTTTCCGCAGCCAGCCCATAACTATTGAGTACGGTGGTGATGGCATCGGCTGCCGTACGTGTGTCGGTCAAACCTGCTTTTGCAGATTTGGCCGCAACACCCAGCACATCCAGCGCCTTGGCAGGAGCAATAGACGCCGACAGGATGTCATACAAACCACCGGACAATGCTTCGGTGGATTCACCAAAACTCACCGCCATCTTGCGGATGCCCTTGGTGAAGCTGTCCATGTATTTTTCGGCATCACTATCCGAGAGCATGGTGGAGACGGTGGCCATCTGCTGCTGAAAATCCGCGTAGATTTTCAGGCCGGAGAGCAGAGGCACCGCCGCCACAGCAGACACTGCGGTCAATCGCTTGCCGATCTCGCCCACAGACTTGCCGAAGGCTTTGACACGCTTCTGGGCTTTATCGAGACCACGGACCAACTTGCTGTCCTGCGTGGTCAGCTCAATGTACGCAGCCCCAGCACGAATGTTCCGACTGTTGGCGATACCTGGTGACATGTGAAAATTCCGAAGGTTAGTTTTTTAACACGAAGGACACGAAGACACGAAGGGCAAGACAAAAAGAATGTTTTTCTTCGTGTCCTTTGCGCCCTTCGCGCCTTCGCGTTAAATCCCATAGCCCATTTACGCAGTAGCAGCAGTGATACCAGTGGATGTTGACGTGACCGTGGTCTTTCTGCCTTCGTCCAGGCCCTTGTTGAAGGAGTCTTCTTTTTCCTTGCGGAGTTTGCCAGAGCCGAGGAATAACCCGAGTAGTCCGGATGCAGCAGGTAACATGGGGCCGAGAACGGGGACACCTGCAACGGTGGGGCCGATCTCATCGAGAGCAGACAACGACAACTGGTTGACCATGTTGCGGATTTCGTTGGCGTGTTCGATGTTGGACTTCCACTGACTGCCAGCCGTTTGCATGTGCTGATACCAGAGTTGATATTCGCTCTCGGCTTCGTTGAGCGAGATGGTGCTGGCCAGGCCCGTCTGCTGCTGGATGGTGTTGGGCGTTTTGACGTGGATCATGTCGCCCATATCGCAGCCCGCAAAACTCAGCAGGCCCAAGACAACAAACGTGAGGATAAACAGAAAGATCAGATGATTGGTTTTCATAAAGATGGTTTCCTTTGAATTCCGGGGCTTCCGGGGTTGGGAACAAAAGTGCGTTTGAGTAGTGCCATGGCATCGTCTGTATCCAACGGGATCACCGACGACGATTGGCTTTGAGCAAACGGATCAAAGTCCGCTGCTTTGAACGTATGGGAACGATTGAAGGTCAGCAGATTGGCAAGCAGTGCCATCAGGTTGGACGTGTGCTGCCAATCCTGCTTCTGGCGAGACTGGGCCATCTCATACAATTCACGCAGAGTGAACGGATCGGGGTGGACGCCGAGGACACCTGCCAATTGCCAGATCATGTCCTGGCAGGTTGCAGCAGGTGTTCGAGTTGCTGCTGGAGTTCCGGACTGTCCAGTTGGGCACTGGCGATTTGAAGGGCTTTTTCCTCGACCTGGCGAAGCTTGGCCAGTGCCTTCTTGAGCACGGTGCGCTTCGCTGCGGGGAAAAAATCTGCCAACTCCTGGAGCAACGCTGTGGTCGCATGATCGATGACGTCACCGGCCAATGCCTGTCCGAACTGTTCGTCGGTGATGTTGGCGCTTTCAGCTTGGTCTTTACAGATGACATAAAGCACATCACAGAGTAGGATCGGATCGGTGGACAGTTTTTCCAGCAAATGTGACTTACTGTCCAGCACGTCCAGCAGGTTGACGCCGACGAGTGCTTGGACACGTTTGATGGTGGCAACGGTGATCTGAACCGTCCATACATTGTTGCCGTTACTTCCGGGGGCAGTAAAAGTATGCATTAGCTGCCACCTCCATCCACCCAAGTCGGAGCGCGGGTGACATAGGTTGGCTTAACAGTCACGTTGACGGTGATGGCTTCTTCGAGCGGTTCGTTGCGTGTGAAGTTGGTCACCGAGAAGTCAGCATCAAGGCCACTGCCACCTTCACCATCAAGTACGGCCATGGCAATGGGTGTGTTGTTGAAGTACGCATCCTTGATCGCACCAAAGCCTTCGTCGCTTGAATCCCAATTCATCGTGAACTCAACACTGCCATTCTTAAGTGTGGCGATGGTTGCACGCCAGCCTTGGCTAGCGCGGGTCGTCACATCGGCCTCGTTGGTCTCGAGGTTGAGCGTGACATCCTTTGTGTTTGTCAGCTCGCTTGTTGCAGTTGTGCCGGCCGCGCCGTAGTACAGCTTGGCCTGCATCCCTAAACGGATGGACATAAAAATCTCCTTAAAACAAGGTGTTTTGTGATTGGTTTATCGAATCGAGCCTGCCCAAAATCGAGGCAGACGCGGTAAGTTTTTATTCAGTGCTGGCCCCATCAGTTGCCTTCGGGGGTAACGATGTCCACGGAACATGCCGCCGAATTCGTGGGCCATGGCCGACGGGCCAACGTGGGCGAAACCGGGGCCAATCAGGATACGGTCGTTGCCTTCGCGGGCATAGACGATGGCACGCCGCAGTTGCCCATGTCGCGTATGCGGTGGCGAACCGGGTGGTGCATAGCGTTTACTCCGTCGAATACTCCGCCTCGCTGTTAACCGAATCGCCGCACCGGCATGTCCCAAACTTTGGAAACTCGCCTGGTTCATTTTTTGCCGAACGAGTTTTTTGTTGAACCCGTTATGGGGTTTAAAGTGAACTCTGAGCATGGTGGTTTACTTTGTGATGCGATACGTCAACGTCAGCACCGACGTGAACACCCGCTGATTGGCCAGGTGATCCGGATCGTAGATGGGCTGATTCTCCACTTTGATCCAGATCGCATACGGCATGTCCAATAGTGGTTGGCGTTGCAGGTAGTCGGCGATCTGCTCAACCAATCCGCTCAAATCTTTAACAGCTGTATCGATTTCATCCTGCGGTACCGTGAGTTTTTGCTGGATGCCAATATCAACCTGACAGTCGTATTGGCTGAGTTTGCGTGTGATGCTTTGAACCTGCACGCCACGTGGCACGACACTGACGGTCAGTGCCATTAGTTGCGATAGATCGTGGATCGGTAACACAGTGCGTTTGGCATTGGTGACGATCTCCGATTGATTGAGTTGTGAAGTCACTGCATCAGCAAGGTCTATTGTCATTTGCATATTTACCCTCGGCCCCGGATTAACCCCGAAAAATACTAAAAAGAATATTCACCAGACTCGTCACACCAGCACCGGCAATGAGCCACATCCAGCGTGCGTGGCGAATCGCGTTTTGTTCCAGGCGATCCAAACGAATGTTGATGCCCGGTTCACCGTTGCCACGGATGGCATGATCGAGCCGGTCGAGTTTGTTGTGCAGTTCATCGAACTGACTGCAACTGGAATCGCATGCGTGATGCGTTGGGTTGGTCATGTATTTGCATCTCCCAATAGTCGAGTGTGAATGCGTAAAGTGGTGTGATAAGGATCGCAGTAGCGGTAGCAACCGTCATCACCGAAGTTGGTGATTTCATATTGCTTGCCATCCATCGTCAGGACGTCACCGGGTTGAGGTTCAAACTCCGCCGGGAAGTCATCTGCGTTGACGAGAAAATCCCACATGCTCGATTCGATGGTCACGCCACCGACCGTGGATTTTTCGTACTTACTGATGCCCGGCGAGGCATGGACGGTGTACGCGGATTCACCTTGTTGATAGACGACTTCCTGCGTACACCATCCCGCCCTCACCCTGGCGAGCCACTGCATGCCCTCTTTCATGTAGTCTCTGGCCATTCTGCCCCCAGAAGTTTAAGCCAGTAGTTTCATACGAACAGTTGCATCGTTGTCACCGGCATCGGCCACAGCCTTGCCCATGTACTTGCCTTCGATTTCGGTGGGCGTCACGTATTTGTTGGCCGAATCCCAGTAAAGCTTTGTGCCCGTGGTGATGGCCATGCCGGGGCCACCGATCTTGGGCACATCGAAAATGCCGGTCACCGACAAACTGCCCAACGTGTTTGCAGCGATGTCGAGTTTGGCAATGCCAACGAGATCTTCCTGGACAACCACGTCGCCAGCGGCCACATCAACGGCTGGGGTGTAGTCAATACTGTCACCTTTGTGAACGAATGTTGCGATCATGTAAGAAATGCTCCTGCGAGAAGAAAAAGATCAAAAACAGCTTGTTTTCAAGGGAAAAACTACGGATACTACCGAAGGTATGTTTTAACTTCCGGGGGTTAGGCTTCACCCTTAAGTTTCAGCGCACCACGGTGATCCTGTTCACGGACACCGAAATCGATAAAGCCGCGGAAAAGAATGCCCAGCGAATTGAAATCTGCATCCGTTTTTTCAACGGTGGGACGATCCACGCCGTTGAGGAAAGCCACCTCAATCGAGGGCAGACGATTGGGATCTGCCAGGAGATACCACGCCTTGCTGCTGGCACCGGTGAAGCTGGCATTGGCCAGGTAGACACTGGAGACGACGTCGAACTTGCCCACGTGCGGATTCGTCGTCGGCTTGGGTTTGTTCGTGGTGGTGGTTTCGTTGAGCTGGATGCTCTTCATCAGCATCTCGGCTGCGACCTTCAGCGCGGTGGGCACGAGCAGGATGTTAGCAGGCATACCGAGCGGTTTACCGTTGGGCTTGATCTGTTCGCTGAATTTCACTTCGGCATTGGTCAGGCCATCGACGGATAAAGCAGTGTCTGCACCTTCGAGGTAATTGCCGTGATCAGCATGAAAGAAAGCGTTGCCATCGGATTGGGTGGGATTGCGAAGCCACAGGCCCCAGACGGCATCGGCAATGGCTTCAGCCGCACCCATACCAATCTGACGCGGGATGTCGGTGAAGGCCCCCATGTCATCGTTGATGATCATCTGGCGAGTCAGGGCAAACATGATGCCGTGGGTGTCGGCACGCTGGCCGAACTTCTGCTCATCAAGTTTGCCATGCTTCAGTTCACCGTCCGGGCCGACCTGTTCAAACTTGAAGGAACCGGTCATACGGTAGCGACTGTGTTCCTTAAAGTCGTTGACGCTGGCGACCTTGGCAATGCGACGCCAGGCATCTTCGACGTAGTTGTAGCCTTCGAGCAACATCTTGTTGGCAATGTTGCTCAAAACCCCCGGAAGTGTGGCCGAGCTGAATGCGGCTTGCAACCAGCCGCTGGCATCGCGACGGAAACGGGGAAGCTGTTGGCCCGATGCCATCTCGCAGAACTCCTGGACACCGATACCACGAAGTTTGTCGGCAGCTTCGAGAACGGGTTCGGCATACATCGCTTCGATGCGGGTGTTGGGCAAACCACTGGCCATCAATGCTGCCGCTTCAAACACCTGCGGATTACCCGCATGCTGATTGACTTTGGTGTGCATGGCAACGGGAAGTTGCGGGCGCGATGCGCGAAGGACGTGCAGTTCGGTCTTGGTCACATCCCAACCTTCCTCAATGGCCTGCGCTTCGATGTCCGGATGTTTGCCTTCGCAGGTGCTGCGGATGGCCTGGATGCGGCGGGTTTCTTCAGCCATCTGCTGACGCATCTGCATCATGGGGTTCTGATCATCCGGGGCAGAGGTCGGTGCATCCGAGACATCCTGCGTTGCACGCGCGGCGATGGCGGCAGGACTCGCGGTCGGCGTGGTCGAAGGTTTGGCCGGTTTGGGATCGGTGACGATGGTGGTGGTTGCTTGGCTTTGTGTACCATGCGGCATGTGCGATTGCTCCTTGCTGTTGGCTGCGATACGGGCAGACGTAGACGAATCTGCCCCGTTGTCGACGAATGAAATTTCTTTGAGGGTTGCTTTGCGGACGACGTGAATCGGGCCATCAAACGTCCGGCCATTGACGGTGACGTTCTGGCCATTGGGGATGAACTGGGCATCAATGACGGCAGCACCGATGCTGGCCTGCCAGGGAAAACCGTTCTGGCCACTGCGAATCACATCACGTGCCCAACTGGTGTCACGGCTGACAAGGCCTTCGGCCACGAGCCTCCCGCCTCCGGAAGTTTTTTCAACAGCAACGCGCTGCGTGTGGCCGACGCCCTGACGCGATTGGTGATCCAGACGAACCGGAATGTCCTGGCGGTCAATGGCCAGACCTTCAAGGTCCACCACGACGGGATGCGGGAATCCCTCGATCCGCATCAGGCCACCGGTATAGGCAACCATTTTGAACTGAGGGGCACTTCCGGGGGTTTCTTTGTTTCCAGCGGCCTCAATGGTCAGCGGGCAGATGAACGACAGTTGGTCAGGCAGTTGTTGAGTTGGCGACAGTGTCATCGTCATTAACGTTGGTCTCCTCTGAAGGTGAAGATTGATTGGGCTGAGAATCCGTAACCGTCAGCCCGAGTTGATTCATGAGTTTTGTTTCTTTGGCACGCTGACGGAGTTCGGTTTCCCAATCCTTGCCCTGACGGGCATATTCAGCTGCCAGTGTGGTGGTGTGACTGGTCAAGCGCGTGGCCTGAGCGTTGGCTTCCTTGGCCGGGTCCACATGTTCGGTTCCATCGAAAAACCAGCCTTTTTGCAGGGGTAACGGACGCCCGGACAAGGTGGGCATACTGCGCACTGTGCGCAGTATGGAGAACTCCGGTGTCAGCATGGCCTCACGTATCCAGGCGTTGAAAATCTGATCCAAAACCACTTCAGCAAGATGCATCTGTTCGACACGAATGGACTTGTAGTAAGTCTGATGATCAAGCCGCCCTGATGCATAGTTGTAGCCTGACGAGTTGCAGGCGGCGATGTTGTAAGGAAGATTCAAGCACCGCGCGATCTCATTAAGAATCTCGCGTTTGAACTCGGCCAAACCCGTCACAGGCTGTTGGGCTTCAATCTGCCCCAGTCGCCAACCATCCGGTAATACGGTGGCCATGCGCTTTTCCAGATTGACGATGTCCATCGGATCAAGCGGCTGGGCTTCACCGTTGGCCGGGGAATCGGTGTACAACACCGCAGCAAAATCAGCAGCAGTTTCAGCAGCGGCCAGCACGGCGAGAATGTATCGACGCAACTGCGCAAACAATGGAAGTGCAGGAGTAATCTCCGGAATTCCACGATGTTGCTCGGGACGATCCGCACGAAACCAGTGAATCACAGATGCCGCAGGCACTTCGTCATACTGAGATGTCCACGAGGAATAATTCCCCAGGCCGCCCGGATGCTGCCGCAGGATGGAATAGAACTGCGGACTTCCGAAACTGTCGAGAATCACCCCATCCACATCGTTGCGTGTGGGCAACATCACTGACGACGGCGACGCGATGCGATCCGCTTCAATGAGTTGTAGATCAAGTGCAACAGGCGAATCGATATTGGGATTGAAATTCAAAACACCGAACGCCTCACCATCAGTACTCTTGGCCATGCGCATGGTACGGAGCTTGGATGCCAGGCTGACCGCTTTGCTCCACTGGGCAAAGGCGTCTTCGATCTGACGATTGAGTTCATCATGCTTGGTGAGTAGTTGCAGGCGCGGCCCCGTACCGATGCAGTCATTGGCCAGCGTCAACACAATACCCTTGGCATAACTGTTGTTGGCTACTTCGTATCGAGCACGCTCACGCAACTTCTTGCGAATGTCCGCAGACGCCGCACAGTCCGCTGACATCGCATCGGCCATCGCCCAGTGCCGGGCATTCTCTGCCGTTGTCTGCGCCGCGTCGTAACGCGCCCGCACCACGTTGGCCACCGGCAGTTGGCGTTGCACCTGAGGTTTGGATTTTTTGAACCAGTTACGAACGTGCATCAAACGGTGCCTCCGGGATTGATCTTGAAAACTTTGATACCTAAGCCCTTGGATTGAGCAGCCTTCTTCGATGCCAGGTAACGATCTACCGCGATCTGATCCTGCAGCGGATGCTGCTTAACGTGCTGGCCGTCAACCGATACTTCAGCCGGTGCAGCAGCGTTTTCTTCGATGTTGTTTTCAACGGAGTCTGTCATGAGTTTCCCTCGGACTTATGTGTCGTCCCTACATTACTAGTTGCCGATACCCCGATTTTTCACGAGTGGTTTTTGCCAAAAAAATGAAAAAAGTGCAGATTGTTGGGATGCGTTGTTGTGATCGGCTCAAAAACGACGCTGTTGCATGTCAGAAAGCTTCATTCGAGGACGTGATTGCAC